AAGAAGAAGAGGGTACAGAGGGTTTTCAATGAATAGACCAGATAAACTATGGAACAAATTATCTGTTACAGAAAAAGAGATAGGTGGAATACCTAACTCCAGTGAAGATATAAAACAAGCTCATGCTGCTGCAATTGAAATGTATATTCAAGAAAAGGTTGGAGAAACGCAAGAAGGACAATATGGTGGAATGTATTTCAATAGAACATTAAATGATTGGAGTAAATTTGATATAAATAAAAGAACAAAATATGATGCATCTATTAGTTCTGGTTTAGCAATAATGGCTTGTAATAGACATTTATATGCTCCAAATGCAAAAATAGAAAGAAAACCTATTGATATAAGTATTGCTAGATATAATAATAGGGGAACGAATTCAAAAATAATTAAACAATAATATGGCAGAGTCTGTACATAAAAATTTTCCTTCTCAAGTTGTTAGTGATTTAGAAAAGATCACTAGTAAATATGGATTAGAGGTTGGTAAGGCAATTGAGCTGGAATGGTTTGATAGTTCTAATTCTCAAAGATATTCTCATTCTCAAAGAAAATATCATAATTTAAGGTTATATGCTAGAGGAGAACAATCAGTTCAAAAATATAAAGATGAGTTATCTATTAATGGTGACTTAAGTTACTTAAATCTAGATTGGACACCAGTTCCGATTATACCAAAGTTTGTTGATATAGTTGTAAATGGTATGGCTAATAGAAGTTTTGATATAAAAGCATATTCACAAGATCCTTATGGAGTAGCTAAGAGAACAGAGTACATGGAAGATATCTTAAAAGATATGAGAACTAAACAGTTCAATGATCAGGCAAAACAACAATTCAATATGGATCTTTATAAAAATGATCCAGAAACTTTACCAGAAACAGAAGAAGAGTTAGGGTTACACATGCAGTTGACTTATAAGCAACAAGTTGAAATTGCAAATGAAAATGCTATAAATGTTTTATTAGATGGCAGTAAGTATGATTTAATAAGAAGAAGATGTTTAGAAGATTTAACAGTGTGCGGTATAGCTTGTGCTAAAACAACTTTTGATTGGGCTGAAGGCGCTAGAGTGCAATATGTTGATCCAGCTAATTTAGTATACTCATACACTGATTCGCCTTATTTTGAAGATGTATATTACGTTGGCGAAGTGAAGCAAATTCCTATAAATGAAGTTGCGAAAGAATTTCCACATCTTACTCATGGAGATTTAAAAGACTTACAGAGCAAAAGAAATCATATAGGTAATGATAGAATACAATCAGGTGATAGTGATAATAATAAGATAACACTATTATATTTTAACTACAAAACATATATGAATGATGTTTATAAAGTTAAAACGCTATCTTCAGGGGCTGAGAAATCTATAAAAAGAGATGACACTTTTAAACCACCAACTGACGCAACTGATTATACTAGAATACAAAAATCTGTAGAGTGTTTATTTGAAGGTGTTAAGGTTGTAGGTTCTGAAAAGATGCTTAAGTGGAAGAAAGCTGATAACATGATGAGAGACAAGAGTGATTTTAACAAAGTTAAAATGAATTATTCTATCGTTGCTCCTAAAATGTATAATGGTAAAATAGAATCCATAGTTAGTAGAATAACTAGTTTTGCTGATATGATTCAGTTAACTCACTTAAAGCTACAACAAGTGTTAGCGAGAATGGTTCCAGATGGAGTTTATTTAGATATAGATGGTTTAGCAGAAGTTGATTTGGGTAACGGAACAAATTATAATGCTCAAGAAGCCTTAAACATGTTCTTCCAAACTGGTTCTGTTGTTGGAAGAAGCTATACTGGAGAAGGTGATCAAAATGCTGCAAAAGTACCTATTCAAGAAATTTCAAATGGAGCGGGCGCGGGTGGTAAACTTCAAGCATTAATAGGAAATTACAACTACTATCTACAAATGATTAGAGATGTAACTGGTCTTAACGAAGCTAGAGATGCTTCAACGCCAGATTCTAGATCATTAGTTGGTATACAAAAAATGGCAGCAGCAAATTCAAATGTAGCGACAAGACATATATTAGATGCTTCGTTATATTTAACAGTAGAAACAGCTGAGCAACTTTCGCTACGAATATCTGATATAGTGGAGTATTCACCAACAAGAGAAGCTTTTATACATGCTATTGGAGCTCATAATGTGGCTACGTTAAAAGAGATGTCTGAATTACATCTTTATGATTTTGGTATATTAATTGAATTACAACCAGATGAAGAAGAAAGACAAATATTAGAAAATAATATTCAAATGGCTATTCAACAAAAATTAATAGATTTAGATGACGCTATTGATTTACGTGAAGTTAAGAATTTAAAAATGGCTAATCAATTATTGAAAATACGTAGACAGAAGAAACAAGAAAGAGATCAGCAAATGCAACAGCAACAAATGCAAGCGCAAACGGAATCTAATACACAATCAACTCAAGCTGCTTCTCAAGCTAAAGTACAAGAAGAGCAAGCAAAAACTGCAACAGCTATAGAATTAGAAACAGCGAAAAATGGATTAAAAATAGAATACATGAAACAAGAAGCTGCTATGAAAACTAAGTTAATGGATCATGAGTTTGAAATTAATATGAAACTTAGAGGTATAGATAATAATGCTTCACAAGAAAAAGAATCACAGAAAGATGATCGTAAAGATCAAAGAGAAAAAATTAAAGCAAGCCAACAAAGTCAATTAATAGATCAGAAAACAAATCAAAAAGAACCTAAAGAGTTTGAATCTGCGGGTAATGATTCGATGGATACTGGACTAGGAGTGGCTGGCTTAACAACTAACTAATTATTTAATATTATTTTATCATGGAAGAAAACGTAGAAAAAGTAGTCGAAGAGACTACACAAGAGGAGACTCAACAAGAACAGGTTGAAGAACAAAAACCTGAATTGGATTTAAGTAAATTTGAAAGTGCTGACGATCCTGAAGTAACAAAAATAGATTTAACACAACCACCACCAATACAAGAAGATGAACAACCAGTTGATAACACAGAAACCGAGGACGTTCAAGAAGAGACTGTTGAAGAAACGGTTAGTGAAGAAGAGAATACTGAACAGCCTACAGAAGAAAATGCTGAAGAATCTACTATAGACGAAGGAGAGGCAAGTGTTGAAGCTACAGAAGAAATTATAGATTTACCAGAAAATCTCCAGAAGTTAATGGAGTTTATGGATGAAACTGGTGGAGATCTAGATGATTATGTAAAACTAAATAGAGATACTAGTAAAATGGACGATTCTGAAGTCCTACATGATTATTACCAAAAAACAAAACCTCATCTTAACGGGGAAGAAATAAATTTCTTATTAGAAGATCAGTTTTCTTATGATGAAGAAGCTGCTGACGAAAAAGAAATTAAAAGAAAAAAATTAGCTTTAAAAGAGCAAGTTGCTGAAGCTAAGACCTACTTAGACGGGGAAAAGTCTAAATACTATGAAGAAGTTAAAGCTGGTTCAAAACTCACGGGTGAGCAACAGGAGGCAGTTGAATTCTTTAATAGGTACAGTCAGGAAACAGAGCAAAACGAAAAGGTTATGAAAAATCAACAATCTACCTTTTTAAACAAAACCGAAAAAGTTTTTGATAAAAACTTTAAAGGGTTTGAGTTTAATGTTGGTGATAAAAAGATAGTTTATAATGTTTCTAATACTGATGAAGTGAAAAACAAGCAGACTGATATAAATAATTTCGTTGGAAAGTTTCTAAACGATAAGTCAGTTATGGAAGACGCTGTTGGTTATCATAAATCTTTATTTACCGCTATGAATCCTGATTCGATAGCTAAACATTTTTATGAACAAGGTAAATCGGATGCTATTAAGCAAACGGTTTCCGAAGCTAAAAACATTAATACGTCTAGAGAGTCTCATAAAGTTTATGAAGGTGACGGAGGCATTAAATTTAAAGTTTTAGGTGATGATTCTAATGATATGAAGCTTAGAATTAAAAAACGAAAGTAAAATACTAATCTAAAAAATTTAAAATTATGGCAATTACGGGTGTTCCCGCAGCAGGTATAACTCCTGCTCCGATGAAACAAACGCTCTCAACTGCATATATTGACTTCGCTGACGCGGGGGCAAATAGTGCAAATTGGGCACAACAATACCTGCCTGACTTGATGGAAAAAGAAGCTGAAGTGTTCGGTAATAGAACAATTAGTGGATTTTTATCTCAGGTTGGAGCAGAAGAGTCTATGGCTTCTGACCAAGTAGTTTGGTCTGAACATCCCT